ATTGGCGTCCCCACCGCGACTCGAACGCAGATCTAAAACTTAGGAGGAAGTTGTTAATGCTTCCTCAGCCCTTTATTTATAAGGGATTGTTAATTTCAAATACCACTAAATGCCCATTTCGTGCCCATGAAGATTATTTACAAAAGACACTTGGAGCTTTCCGCAAGCGGTCGGGCTGTCATGAACAGAACCAAATTAATTAGTCGGTCAACGCTCTGACGTTTCGGTCGTAATTAATTGGTTTCTGCCCTTCGGGTGTCCATCCCTAAGCCAAAAATACCACGATGTTTTTTCTTAGAAATTCCCAAAAATGGGACTAATGTGCAGTATTACTATGCACCTAATGCGCTTCGCGCCTTCCCTTGTGTGGATTTAATTCCCCGCTTGCGTTGCAAGCATCGGAATTAAATCAAAGTACGCTGTTACCCCTGCCGGGGGCCTCGCTGGCCGCGAGAGGCAGCCCTTTAAAAGCAAGCCCCTGTGACGGCTCAAAATTCGTCAATAAAAATAGCGGTATCCCAGAGGGAGCCCTCCGCGATTTTTCTTTGACTAATTTTTCTGCCTTACACATTCGAATTATTAATTCGAAAAGCGGCGGTAAACCGCTCGCTTTGCGAACTAATAACCAAGGGGCTTAACAATGGTAATTTCAGTTACAGACATCAAAAAAATCACAAACCTTAGCCAGTGCGAGAGAAAGAGCGGCTTCTATTTTTGGGAGTTGGCGGAAGGTGCATTCAGATGGAAAGCTGGTGATGAATTCATCACGTTCATAAGCAAACAGGGGTTTAAAGATATCTACCCAATCGAGTCAGGGCAACTTAAGTACGCCAAGGCAGAGGTTTTCACACTCATTCAAGAAATGAGATAGGACAATCGCTAGCGAGGGGATATAACCATGAGTCAGAAAGATACGAACTACAAAAATAAAATGTCCCGTCAGGGGATCGTACAGAAGAATATCAGGGTGCCGGAATGGTGCGCATATGACTTCGAATTAATGGCTAAATTCTGTAGAGATAATCCGGATTATTATCCTGCACATTGCAGGAACAGAAAGACAGGAAGGATTAGCAAGTCTATTAACTGATAATGCGCCTCTTTGTCGCAGCCTGCGCGCACGTATGTGCTCGACTGCTCCTCAGAAGCGCATTATATACTGACTTCTGCAAGAGGCTCCTGTATTTCTTTTGGTGGGCAAGTGTAGAAAGCAACATGCTCACCATAATTAAGCTGGACAAGGCATTCTGAGCGCAATAGAAAGCTAATCCCCAGCGCCTTTAAATCATCCGTTGTAAATGCCTGCTCAGTGCCGTTCTTAATGGCTGTAAAAACACCATCTATTGAGTTACTGGTTTTTGTGTAGCCACTGAAATAAATTGCGTCATATTGTTGCAGGTATTTTTGCTGAAGCTTTGTTATTAAAACAGTTTCAGCAGTAGGTTTATTACCTGAATTGTCAGATACAGTGCGAGCAGCCGAAGCGCTATCACTTTTACCAGATACCTGAGCACTTTGATTAACAGGCTGTTTTTGTTCAGTCTGGCCGCTACTACCGCCCATAGCTTTAGGGGCAGGCTTAGACAATAGATAACCCCATAGACAAACGAGAAAAACCAGCATACCCAGTATTTTAGGATTCTTATAGAACGGGGTTCTCGGCTCGATATTGTTATGGTCCCCCGTGATAGTTGACGCATAAAGTTCGAAAATCTTTTTCGGGACATATTGCCAGAAACGGACGGTTGTAATTGATGCGGCTGTTTTTCCGTTTGATTCACTGTCATGCTCCACCGTTTTATAAAAGCGCCACAGGCCCATATTGACGTGACGAACCGCCACCTTAGCCATGACACGGGCCATTTCATGGACCTTTTTAATGTTGGTTGTTGTAAATACAAAATCCCAGTTGTAATGACGCTGCATATCCCATGCAACGTGGATAGTTTCTGGTCTGCGGTCAGTTTCGGGTAAATGGTCTTGCGGCTCTGGATAGTCCAGCAATCTGAGGTCTTTTTCTGTCCATTTGGGCGGGAATATGCGCTGCACTTCATCAATAACAAAGAAAGCCCCTTTCGGTGCCCAGTGAAAGAAACGGGCCAGTTTATCCCGCCCCGCCTGTACATCAGTATCTATATGAATGACCTGAAAGTCAGGGTGAACCGCGCCTTCACCCAACACCCTGACCGTATTTTCGCGAGAAAAGCCGCGAACATTGGTAATCAATGTGCGGCCTGTTTTGATTATCTTAAGAATGTCGTCTTTGATAGCGCCTGATGTTTTAAATGTTCCGTCAGGACCATGATGTATTTTTATGCTCATTTTTTAACAAAGCTTAATGCGAATTTTGCGACAAGTGACTGAAAGACCCAGCTCAGGCCAGTAAAGACATTAAAAAATTCCAGCGATGATTTTAATGATGGCGATATATAGCCGATTGCTGCGGCTAACCTTGCAGCCAGCTGCAAATCAGCAATGAAGGCGCTGGCTACTGCCCACGCTGTAGAATACAGCCAGATGGTAAATTTGATTCTGGCCCAAATCAGTTTCAGTGCCAGATACTGAATGGCATCGTTTGCCATGTTGTAAACATCGACAGTAAAAAAATCATAAATCGCCTGAAAGAAATCCATGCTACTTCCTCAGAAAATTCAACTTTTCATTTGTATAAAATGCCCATCTCAGACAGCCAATAACAGAAATGGTCAGAATGGCTATCCCAACATTTTGAAAAAACGATAAAACGGAATCACAAATAATGAATGTCATTCTTACCTCAATAAAATAGCTATGCTGATAACAGCAAAAATAAACAGGAAGGCCACAGAGACTATCTGTAGTTCATCGTGAAAATTGGTAAAGCAGGTTTGCTTTGTAGCACCCAAAAACTGGATGATATCGACACAGCCGTAAAAACCAGCTTCTGGTACATCGACTGTTAATAAGCCACTCATTTCTGTTCTGATGCTTTCGACAAGCTGTTCATATTCGGCCTGTATGTCTGCTATTTCCTGATTGGCGTCGTCCTCAGATGTAATCGAGCCTTTTTCTTTTTCTTCCACTTCGCCTATCGTTGAAATCTCATTACGAATTTCACCCAATGTTTCATCCATCTGGCTTAGTGTGGAGTTTGTTGTATTGAGTTTAGAATTTGCGCTGGATAACAGGGATTCAACACCGGACAGGTCAATGTTGACTGTGATTTCTTCGGATTGTGGAGTGTCATTATCGGGATATTGCGGGTCGTCGAATCCATCACCATCGGAGTCTAAATCTTCATTGTTGGCAATACCGTCTCCGTCAATATCAGGGTCGGCATAATCAGGAATGGTATCCCCGTCTGTGTCATTGGTGTAACACACAAAATGGGTCTGGCCCTGTGATTCTACGGTGCCACACCCTTCATAACAGGTATCCCCCTGGCACATGTTATCGGGTGTCTCTGTGCAAATTAAAAAGCCGGAGTCAGTAACGCACTGGCCCTCATCTGGTGAAGGTGTAATTTGTGAATCTGCATATTCTTCTTGCGGGTTCTGGTAACAATTAGACTCTAAATCCGGTACGTAATAACCTTCACCTGTATTTGTAAATGCGCAGTAAGAGCCATCATCACGCATAGCGCAGACATTTGGCGCGGTGTTGGTGCCGGATGGAAGAATAAAGTCGGGGTCAGTCGGGTTTACCGGGCATGTGTCTTCATCGCTGAGTTGTTCAGGGTCGAAACAGACGTTTGTGCCATTTGAATAGCCGATTGTGGTCGTGTAATACGGATGGTTATCGGGAGGGCATGAATAACTTGTTTCGGCATAGGCGGCAACTGATGTGTCTACTTTAATGCCCGTAACTTCACCGCCAGCCTGTGTTTGTGAAGTGCATGTACATTTTGCTGTCAAATAACCCTGCTCAAACTCTACATTCGTATAGCTACCATCACATATACGTTTCGGATAGCGATTATCTATGGTTTTACCTAAACAATACTGAGTCAGCTTGTCGAATGCGTTGGCACCTGTGCCAACCTCCAGAAACGTAGATTCCTGTTTTTGAGTTTTTGATTTACTGATGTGATACATGCTGTTCTCATCAGTCATAAAGTCACTGTCTACAACGACTTGCGAATGTGCCGGAAGCACAAACGCAAACCATATAACAGCAACAACAAAAGTAATGGATATGGTTCTGTTAACGTGTCGCATAAAAGCCCAGCCCCACTCCAAGAATGAAAGATAAACCATCAGCGATTCCGAGTAACATTCCCATATCCATTTTTGTCACCTAGATTTTGCGAACCATGGTCACAATCAGGCCGATAACCACCAATGAGGCCACTGTTCCGATAACATACTCACCCGTGGTGAGCGCATCAGTTTCAGCGGCAGTGATAGCGGTTTGAACTGCGGTTGTGTCGATTGCGTAAGATACGCCAGACATCACCGTTGAACCGATTGCAGCAGTAGCCAGAAGGATTTTTGATTTCAAATTTTTCATGGGATTTCTCCAGTTATTAAAGTTTAGGTACGTCTTATTTTGGCAATCATCGCCAAAATCCATCCAATGCCCAGACCGCCAACCCACACTTGCAGCATTGAGCCAAAAGCGAGGTCGTAAGCCTGTACATCGAAATTCATTTCATAGCCAGAATCTGGCTCGGTAGTGTGTCCTGGCAGGTTCCAGTAATTGGTGCCTGTATCCAAAACCTCTAATTCATATGCGGCACAATCTGAGGGGGAGAACGGAAAGACTGTGAATGTGCCGTTGTTAGTATCCATCTGGCCACATTGGCCTGTGGTGTACGAGACACCACCGTCCTGGTCAACATTAAATTCCGCCAGCGCGTTGTATTCTGATGCCGAAGACAGTGCGTAATACGGGTCCACACATTCTGCGGCTGGTATGCCAGTTAGTGTGTATGGTGTGTCCGCGCTTGTATCGTACCGGTAGCAATTCATGGTCTGTGCTCCAGTCGCTTGATTACTCCGATTATCAGGCCGATACCCGCGCCAATGGTCCACATCATGATTGTAGAATCCACGCCAAGCTCATAAAGTGCGGCTGCAATCTGTGTATCAGTTTCGGTTGTTTGTGGCTGTTCAGCCTGATAGTTCAAAAGGTCGTTATAGGTTGCTACGGGTAAAATGATGTATTCATTTGATGCAATGCATTCTGAAAAAGTGTTGTAATCAATGCGGGCAAAGGCAAAGTGTGCGCCAGACGAATGAATCTGGTTGCAGCTAATGTATGAGGGCGTTGTTAAATTCTGCTCAAGTGGCTGCATTTCTGAGTAAGTAATTGCGTAGTAGGTATTACAGTTTTCTACTGTCTGAGTCTCAGAGACTTTGAAATGTCGCCCATTTCTGTAGTATTCAGCGCAGTAACTAGGCATTTTCAGGCTCCAGAATAAAAGAGACTTTGCCCAGTTCATCACGAACAAATTCAACAACCGGCGACACGCACAGATTGTTGAATGCATTCCTGAATGTTTCGAACTCGATTAACAACGGAAAGTGCAAGCCCCCGTTGTGGAGGCTCGTATAATGTCCGGCCTGCTGTATCCGCTCAAACACAATGACCGTGTCACCTGCTTTGAACAGGTAACAATCGCCAGCCATTGTGATTTCTGCGAATACGTTCATTAGCTGGCCTTTTTAAGCTCAGTAGCTTCACCGGAGGACAGCAACACTTTGAACTTGTCGTCAAAGAAGTTTGTGGAGTAAACCCGGTCCTTGTAGGCGTTGTTATTGGTCCAAAACGGTACACCAATGGTTTTGCCTGTCAGGTGGTTAAATTGCCCAGGTATTCCGGCGTTAATTTGCTTAGTGCTGAGTTTGATATCAACAAAAACGCATTCGCCCTCATAACCATTCTGTTTAGGCACTTTAAGACCCAAAAAGAAGTCTTTGCGTTGTTCACCCGTTGATTTGATTACTTTGTCGATAATCTTCACGCCGCAATATTCACCGAAAATATAAGCGCCGTGTGTGGGTAGTGTTGTTTGTGTTGCAATATTAGTATTCATAATGATTAACCTACGTTGTATATAAATGGGAGTATGTTGTTGGGTATCTCGGCGCGCTGGGCCTCGATTACGTTTAAAAGCGGTATGACGTTATGTGAAACATCATCCCGATTTACTGGGGGTAAGCTGATATCAATGTCTAACAGCTCTTTAATTTCTTTCTTATGTCTGTAAAAGGTTGTGCTGGGTACGGTTTCGTATAAGTCGTGTCCGGCTTTCCAGAGTAAATAAGTGCATCTAGCTGCGCGTGATAAATCTTCTTCGTCTTTGGTGGCGACATTCATTTGTGCGGACATATCTATTTTCCTCACGTATTCGTTATATAAATCGTTTAATCGGTCTGTGATGTGGTAGGCGTAACAATCGTTTGTGTACTGGTCTTGCTGCTGTGCAATGCGCACCAGCTCCATTTTTCGGAGAACCAATTCAGCGCGAACCTTTTCGCGGCAAAATTCAATTAATGGTGTGTCGTAGAAATGCTTGGGGATATCATGGCCTTTGCCACCGTAATGGATTTCATCAAACTTTGAATAGAACTTCATAGCCCAGTAACGGCTATGTTTGTTGATATAGGTTGTGCCTTTTACTTTCGTTGAGCGACCAGAGCGTGTACGGGATTTCTTGGCGATGGCATCTATGAACTGATTAACGTTGTAATGTGAGCCAACATCGTAGTAATACGTGATGTCTATGCGCTTTAATTTGTACTGACCCTTTTTAATTGCGCCAATCGTTGCCAGTGGTAACGGCTGTTCAATGATTTCAAACAGTCGTGTAACTACAGCCAGTACCAGTTCATTCAGATTGTCAGAGCCAATAATGTTGTGACCCTGTAAAAATTTCGCTGGGTTCCCATCAATAAACAGTAAATCAGCCTGACCATTGGGTAATCCTGTATCACTACTGAAATTACTGACAGCCGCCATTTTGGATTCATAGGAGCCATTAAAGCGTCTGGTGGTTTCAAATCTGCGTTCAAGCTCGCCTTCATGAGTGAACTTGATTACCTGACCTCTCGGGATACGGTCATGGATACAGGGGATAACAGCGGAAACCCAGTCAATCATGATTCACCTTTTTATATTTAGGCATACCCTTGCCGACACAGGCCAAACACCTAACAGACCAGACTCCCCCTTGTTGCTTCTCAGGGTGTCCTTTGCCTTGAGGGACGTGCTTATGGCAAAGAAGGCAATAGCCGGGGAATTTATTCCTCATATAACCCCCTGCGAAGACAGGCGCTTATACATTGCTAATGTATCCTCATAGGATTGATTCTTTAGCTTGTAAGGTTTAAGCCCTCTGGCGGCATCACTGAGGGTTGATGCAGTCACGTCCCTTGATTTTCTGTTATGGGCAGCAACCAGCTTTCTTCCGTCAGGTTTAATTAACTGGCTTTCTTTTACTCCTTCATTGGTGATTTCAGGCTGATAAACGCCAGTTTTGTGGTTAATCAGTCTTTTATAATCGCTAGCGAGAAAGCATTTGCGGGATGATTCGATTTCCAGTGTGGATTGCTGGGAAATCGTGTAGTCGCCTGTCAGAAGAACCGCATTTGCCAGTGTTTTTACATAGAGGATTTGTTCATCTATTTTCTTTCTGATGGCGATTACTTGATTATTTGCCTGGAGTCTTTGCCCTGCTACTTCTGCAATTTCTGCCCTGATAATACTCGTGCTTTTCGCTGTTTTATATTCAGCTTCAAGGCTTATCAATCTTTCACCACATTCAAACAAAGAAGCTTTTAATTCAGCTAGTCTGCGCTTTAGCTTTTCACGGATATCTATTGCAGACATCAACGAGCCATAAAGGGATGAGCGCTGCATATTTGTCCCATTTTTGGAAATCCGGTCATAACAGCCCGTTGTGCAAAGACCGTCTGGGGTGCAAGTTTGGCAGGTCATCAGCTCTAACTCGCTTTTACGAATTTCAAGCCATTGTCTTTAATGGCATCCATCTGGAGTTTCATATTGTCTACAAGGAGAGCGTGGTAAGGGCGGGTGCTTCCTTTATCTTTAGCTTTAACAGATCTTGATAGATAGAAACGTGGTAACTGTCCGTTTTTCAATTGTTGCTCTACCGCGCATTTTGTTTGCCCTGTGCGTTTTGCGAACTCGGCAGGGGTGAGAAATGGCGCATCAATGGAAAAAACGATGTTCATGCTTTTATGTCCTTGTGATAACCTGCGGTTGTTTATTTGGTAAATTTGTTTTACGGGGTGATAATAGTTTGTAATGTGTTCTAAATAAATAGAACGCATTCTAAATTATTAGAATTTATGGATATATCTTTAGATGATTCTGATCTGGTCAAACGTATTTATGAGGTTACTGGAATGTCGAACCTCACTGCGGTAGCTAGGTCGATTGGAATGAATAAGAGTGCGCCTGGTAATTGGAAGGCTAAAAATAAAATACCTGGCGAGGTATTGGTTAAAATTGGGGAAACGCACAATTGTAGTATTGATTATCTGGTGTTTGGTAACTCAAGAATTGGGAGTTTAAAAATTTTTGAAGAGGCGTTTGGTAATGCTTTAACTGCTTTAGTTGCGGCAGAATGTATCGACGTAACAGAAACTTACAATCCAGATATTGTTCGAGAAGTTATGAAAAATATGGTTGAAGAGTTGGAAAAAACCAAGCCTGTATCAAAAATTGACCTTCTACGCCGCTCTAGAATATCTGGAGAGTAGTTCTTTATACTTTCGCGCTCTTTGTTCCGGCGGGCAATTCACCAGCTCTTCAAAGTCTCTACCCATTCTCAGGTGTTTGATAGTGTTCATCATGACAACATTGGTTTGTTGTCTGCTTTTTAAAGGCATGCAGCGGTAGCATAGATATACTAGGCAAACACTAAACAGCGTTGTTAATATTTTTATCAAAAATAGCGTATCGAACAACATAATATACCGCGTAAACAAACAGCCCAAAATTAATTGCCTGAATAGAGTAGGAATAGAATAAATCTAAGTAATGACTCCTTAAAAACATAGAGTCTAACATTCCGACAAGCTGAATAAAGGCAAAGCATAGGTATGAAAAAGCAAACATTTGATATAACTTGGTAGGCTGCAAATTGAATTCCTTGTGTGCCACCCTGAGCAGGAAGAGGTAAAGCAAATCGCAAAGAATCCAAAAAGGATACCATATCAAATCTTTGTATTCGTAATTAAGTCTGGCGAAATGAAGTAAAGGATCCCTGACGTCCCTCATTAAAAACTCCAAAGGCACAAGAAATAATAGGGTTACAGTTGCGCTTTTCAGTCCAAATGCAAAAACGCTAATAAACAATGCAATGGTGTACAAATACACCAAAGCATCGCCGAATTTAAAAAATATTTGATAGTCCAGAATAAACTCTACTCCTTGGGTCTTCCTCCGTCCCCATTACCGCTGGACTGAGGTCTGCCACCATCGCCATTACCGTAAGATAATGTCGGCCTAATGCCTCCGCCACCACCTAAATAATTAGGGACTGAAAAACCACTATCCCTAGCTTGAAAAGCATTATTATCAGAAATGCGATTGTACCGAGAAGGATTAAAGCCGGAGCCATTTCCAAAACCTTCAAAACAAATGCTAGCAATGCATATAGTATTCCCTGAATTGCTTCCATTTTTGTTCCTTTTTTCGTCTGCAACTACACTAAACATCAATGTAAGTGCTGTGAATGCTAATAAATATTTTGCTCTTTTCATAGTGTTAAACTCCACATATAGGTAAAAATTTTACTTAGCCCTTGAGAATCAAATACTTATAATTAAGGGTTTCCATAGGTTACACTGGTTACACAATGTGGTTAATTTTTGTTTTTTATGGCTATCAAAAAACTACCCAACGGAAAATTTAAACTCGATATATATGTCGATGGCCCCGAACGGCGTCGAGTTAGAGAGAAATTTGATACAAAAGGGGAGGCGTTAAGGCGGCAGGCATATATACAGGAGCAGGCGGCACTTAAGTTGCCGTGGAATTCTCACAACGAACAACGCAATTTGCAGGATATTTTAGATTATTGGTTTAAAAGCTATGGAAGCTCAATACCCAGTGGAAAGGGGACGTATGCGCGGTTGTCCGATGCGTGTAAGGAAATGGGGAATCCTAAAGCTATTGAGTTTAACAATTCCGTTTTCGATAAATGGAGAAGCTATAGGTTAAACAGGCCAGCAACAAAAAATAAGAAGCCAAACAAGCCACAAACGTTAAATGGAATCCAACGTAAATTTGTTGCGGTGTTTAATCGTATAAAATCAGTAGGGCAATGGAAGCATGAAATACCACTTAGTGGATTAATGAAGCTCAAAGAAAAGAAACCGACTCCTGGATTCTTAAATGATGATGATGTTGAGCGGCTTTTATCTGCTCTGGAAGCGTCAAAAAATATGGACCTGTTATTGGTGGCTGAAACGTGTTTAAGAACTGGTGCCAGATGGTCAGAAGCAGAAGGGTTGTTAGGTAGGCAGGTTTTTAGTGGAAATCCACCTCGTGTAATTTTCACAGAGACTAAAGGCGATGAAGATAGGCTTGTGCCAATCAGTCAGGAGTTTTACGAAAAACTACCCAAAGTCAAAGCTGGTGAACGATTATTTAAAGATTGTTACTCACATTTCAGGTCAATATTCAAACGAATGGAATTTGATTTGCCAAAAGGGCAATTGTCCCATGTTTTACGCCATACTTTTGCAAGTCGATTTATGGAAAGGCATGGCAATATCAAGGTATTGCAAAAAATACTTGGCCACAAAGAAATAGAGATGACGATGCGATACGTACACTTTACCCCTGATTATCTGACCACAGCGATTGACCTGAATCCGGTTTCTCATCGTGACACACAAACACATTTAATAAACTAAACCGTGCCCATTTCGTGCCCACGCAGAATAACTTTCTTCACCTTTTTGGCTCTTTTTTGACCTTTTTAGGTTTTCTGAGTGTTGCTTGAATTGATTTGCAAAATCCTTTAAATACGTGGGTTGTAGCGTATTTAAAGGGCTGTAGGATTGGCGTCCCCACCGCGACTCGAACGCAGATCTAAAACTTAGGAGG